TCCCTGCAGGGGAAGATTGATCGTTTAAAGAAAGAACTCAAAGACCTGGAAAGCCAGGGAAAAAGCTTTGGTGATGCCTTGTATGACAGTACCTATAAAGCTTTAAACCAGGCACAGTCCGAATTGAACACTTATAAAAAGAACCTTACCACTCCTGTTAAAATCCCGGTTCAGTTTGACGCAGACTCTTTTGAAGGACAGAAGGAAGCACTCAGAAGTAAACTACTGGGAATGGAGCAGCAGGGAATATCACTTGGAGATGCAGATTATGATCAGACCTATGTTCAACTGCAGCAGGTGATCCAGGCAGAGAATGAATATAAAAAATCTCTTTTAAATGCAGATGCCGGACAGAAAAAGGCAAAAGCATCTGCGGATAAATTAAGGGACTCTGTAAATGGCGCTGGTAAAGCGGCGAAAAACTCAGGGAAAGGGATGCAGCTCTTAGGCCGGATCAGTCGCATGATGATGATGCGGTTTGTCATGCAGGCGGTAATGGCAGTGATGAGCGCGACAAAGGAAGGCTTTCAAAACCTTGCAAGATATTCCGGAAGCGCAAACCAGACATTATCCGGTCTGTCCTCTTCTTTATTGTATTTAAAGAACAGCCTGGCAGCCTGTTTTGCTCCCATTTTAAGTGTTGCGGTACCGGCAATCACTGCATTGATTGATGCGATAGCCCAGGCACTGGCCTGGATCGGGCAACTGGTAGCGGCATTAACTGGGAAATCCACCTTTGTGAAGGCTAAGAAGACCCAGGAAGATTATGCAAAAAGTCTTAAAAAGACAGGAAGCGCAGCAAAAGATGCAAAGAATAGTCTGGCAGCTTTTGATAAATTAAATGTCTTAAGTCAAAATAATGCAGGTGGCGGAGGCGGCGGTTCCGGAACAGATCCGTCCCAGATGTTTGAAACGGTGGCAGTATCCAGCTCACTGTCAAAAGCCCTGGATGCATTAAAAAAGAAATGGAGTGATCTGTCTAATCTGTTTGCCAAAGGATTTAAGGTAGGATTAGGAGATACTACTTCCCGGTTCGCTACGATCCAGAAAGGGCTTCAGAGTATTAAGGAAAGCCTGGCTGATATTTTTTCAGATCCGCGAGTCCAGGCTGCAGCAAGTACCTGGGGAAATAAAATGGTCTATGATTTAGGCGTGATTGCAGGTTCTGTTGCGTCAGTTGGTATTACGCTGGCAGCAAACCTGGTCGGTGGCACTGCAAAGTATCTGGAAGAAGTCCGAGAACGGATCAAGCAATATATCATAGACATGTTTGATATAACCGGGGACATAGCAGATATTGTGGCAAATTTTTCCGCAGCTTTCGCAGAAGTATTCAGTGTCTTTGCAGATGAAAACGGGCAGACATTTACTGCAAATCTGATCGGCTTTTTTTCCAACTCCTTCATGGGTTTGACAGAAGTGTTTGCCAAGCTTGGGTGGGATCTTTTAAACGCCCTGCTGACGCCTCTTACAAATAATACGGCCGGTTTTAAACAGGCATTTGACGGGCTTCTGGGAGTTGCTGCTCAGATAATGGGAGATCTTAAAGATCTGTTTACAGATGCGTTTGATCAGATAAACCAGACATATGATGAGCATGTAGCACCTATGTTTGACGCATTTACAGAGGGACTTACAGAAATCCACAAAAGCGCTCTGGAAGCATTTGAAACATACATATTGCCGGCACTTCAGAAAGTGGCAGATAAATTTACAGAAGTCAAAAGCCAATATTTGCAGCCATTTATTAAAAGTTTTGTAGAATTATTCGGAAACGTTGCAGATACCCTAACCGTCTTATGGAACCAGGTACTGCAGTCGCTTTTAAACTGGATCGTTCAGAGTTTTGCCCCGCTTATTGGTGCAGCCATTGAAAATGTTGGAGGATTTTTTACTGCGCTTCTTGCAGTAGTAAGCACTGCAGCCCAAGGTGTAACAGACGCTTTAAACGGCATCCTGGAGTTTATACAGGGCGTATTTACCGGAGATATGGAAAAGGCCTTAAATGGTATAAAAGATATATTTAAGAGTGTTTTTAACGGGATCATTTCCACAGTAGAAGTTGCGATCAATCATATTGTGGAAGGTTTAAATGGTATCAGTTTTGATGTACCGGACTGGGTGCCCCTTGCCGGTGGTCAGCATTTTGGATTTAATGTCTCATCGATGAAACTTCCTAGACTGGCTACAGGAACCGTTGTTCCAAGACAGGCCGGAGAATTTGCGGCGATCCTTGGAGACAACAACCGGGAAGCAGAAGTTGTCTCTCCATTGTCTACGATCAAGCAGGCATTGCTGGAAGCTTTGAAAGAGGCAGGTGCTGGACTGGGTGGAGATATTCAGCTGATGATCAATCTGGAT